TTAACATTACCGGTAAAGAGATTACTTGCAGAATTATTAGTCACGATGGTTCGGTCGAGCTAATCAAAACGAGTTTAGTTCCTGTACTCCCGTTAACCGGAATTGCTGAGTTACAATTGCGTGAAAATGACTTGCATGACTTGCAATCTCAACCCGGTTACTACTCCATTGAGATACCTGACGGTGAGTTTGATTTACCTGTCTTCGTTGATAGCGCAAGTGGTGCTAGAGGTCAAATCAAAATTGTTGATAGCATCAGGCCTAAACATATCGCAAGCGATACCTTAAACGTAGAAGACCATAGAGAAGCAGTCCACTTCGCGCCAGTTACTTACTATAGCGGTGAGTACTTGACCAAAGGGAATCCATTATTGACCGTACAAGTTTATTTGGCTGATTACTCAGGTAACATCCAATTGCAAGGTACTACCATGACAGATACTGATTGGTATGACATTGATGCACCCGAAGCGTATGATATGGAAAACGGCACTGTATATTACACTGCTACAGGGTTCCATTCTAAAGTAAGAGTCAAGTTCGGTGACAGCACAAACGGGAATGCAACCGGTATTTTAGTAAGATAAATGTCCAACACTATTGATTGTCATACATAAGTATGTTACAATAATAGAATGTTCGATATAGTATCGTTAATCTCAGGCAAAAAGAAAAAGACACACAGCGGCTGGACTAGTTTCAACGCAGTGTGTTGTAGCCATCGTGGGCACAAGGCAGACCGCAGAGGTCGTGGTGGTATCAAGTTCGATGGTCCTACAAATTGGTTAATGCACTGCTTCAACTGTGGCTATAGTTGTGGTTTTACTTTGGGTAAGAGCATTAGCCCCAAGACCAGACAATTTCTGATTTGGTGCGGAGTAGACAATGAACAAGTACAACGATGGAGCTTAGATAGTTTAAAACACAAAGACATTTTAGACTTCACTCAACAAGTAAAGAAGCGGGAAGTAGTCAAGTTCAAAACTAAAGAAATACCCGACGGTGAACTATTAGATTCCGCAGACCCGAGACACACAATATTCATCGACTATCTAGTTAATAGAGGTATCGATCCATTCTGTTATCCTTTCATGGTAACACCTGATGCTAAAGATAGATATGGACAACGGATTATCATTCCATATACATTCGGGAATAAGATTGTTGGTAATACTAGTCGATTCATTGATAACAGAATACCTAAGTACTTGAATGACCAGCAGCCGGGGTATGTGTTCAATGTAGACATGCAGAGAGAAGATTGGCAAGTGTGCATCGTAGTCGAAGGCATCTTTGATGCGCTAAGTATAGACGGTGTGGCTATAATGCACGATGATATTAGTGATGAGCAAGCCCAAGTTCTAGCAAACTTGAATAAGAAGATTATTGTAGTTCCGGATAGAGACAAGACCGGGATGAAGATTATAGATAGAGCACTTGAGTTAGGGTATTCAGTTAGTTTACCTGATTGGGATGAAGGTATTAAAGATACAAATGATGCTGTTAAACAATACGGCAAATTATCTACTTTACTTTCTATCCTACAAAGTGCTACAATGAGTAAAATTAAATTAGAAATGCAGAGGAAGAAGATTGGCAAACAAAACGGATTCTAAGAAACAACTAGATTATACACCAGACGTACAAAGATTTTTTCTTTCAATGATGTTGACTAACGCCGAGTTATACACTCGTGTTATGAACATTATGAACAGTGAGAACTTTGACAAGTCACTTAGACCAGTGGCTGAGTTGTTCAAAGAGCATACTGACAAATATAAAGTTCTACCCGATCCTACACAAATCAAAGCAGTAACTGGCATCGAAGTAGAACCTATTGCAGAATTAAGTGAAGGTCACAATGAGTGGTTCTTGGATCACTTCGAAGCGTTCACTAAACGACAAGAACTAGAACGTGCGATTCTTAAAGCGGCTGATATGCTTGAGAAGGGTGACTTTGATCCTGTTGAGAAACTAATCAAAGACGCGGTTCAAATCAGTCTACAAAAAGACATGGGTACAGATTACTTTGCTGACCCCAAAGCACGTATCAACAAATACTTTAATGCAGGTGGGCAAGTATCAACAGGCTGGCCTCAGATGGATAAGATTCTATACGGTGGCATGAGCCGTGGTGAATTGAATATCTTTGCGGGTGGCTCAGGTTCAGGTAAGTCTCTTGTTATGATGAACTTAGCATTGAACTGGTTGAGTAAAGGTATGAGCGGAGTATACATCACACTAGAACTTTCAGAAGAATTAACTTCATTGCGAACAGATGCTATGGCAACTAGCATGGGCACGAAAGACATTCGTAGAAGTATTGAAGATGCTCACTTGAAGGTTAGAATGCTTGCGAAGAAGTCAGGTCAATATCGTGTTAAGGCACTGCCTGCACAATCAAACGTAAATGACATTCGTTCATATTTAAAAGAAGTACAGATTCAAACAGGTATTAAAGTTGACTTTGTAATGGTTGACTATCTTGACTTGGTTATGCCCGTCTCAGTTAAAGTTAACCCTAATGACCAGTTTATTAAAGACAAGTACGTTTCAGAAGAATTACGCAACTTAGCAAAAGAACTAGGTATCTTACTAGTAACTGCGTCACAGTTGAACCGTAGTGCGGTTGATGAAATCGAATTTGACCACAGTCACATTTCAGGTGGTATTTCTAAGATTAACACAGCGGATAACGTGTTTGGTATCTTTACAAGTCGTAGTATGCGTGAGCGTGGCAAGTATCAAATGCAATGTATGAAGTCTCGTAGTTCTACTGGTGTCGGTATGAAGATTGACTTGGACTATAATATTGACACTATGCGAATCACAGATGAAGACCCTGACGGGTATGCGGAACAGCAGTCAAAGTACAAGCCCGCCCCAAGTCCCAACGACATTATGAATCAACTGAAGCCTCAGTCAACGTTGAATAGCACGACTGATATAATTGACCAAGATACCGGAGAAGTTCTAGAACCTCTAGAAAAGAAGGTAATAGCAGACGTCCAGGGCAGTAAGCTCAAAGCAATGCTCAATAACTTGAAAAAGTAATAAATACATATAGGACATCTTTATTATGCAAAGAAAAACTCGTAGCCTCTTAGAGGAGTTGGAAGCAGTAGGTAAGAATCGTGATACTAAACACATCATCGAAAGCCGAGCCAACAACATCATTACCAGCGCAATCAATCTGTTAGAAATGATTAACAAGCACTATGATGCGGAGAAATCTGCTATCCTAGAGCGCAAGCTATTAAGTGCTATAAAGAGCCGAGACCAGTCAAAATTCGCCAAATCTATCAAGAAAAATGATGAAGAGGCATAAATAATAGTATGAATCAGTAAGATTCACAATTTAAAGGAAAAATATCATGGCATATACAACTCGTGTACACGGAGCTACAGGCTCTTTCTCAGCAGTCGGCAAGCAAGAATACGCTTTCAAGACTTTTGCTAAGACTAACATCACTCAAGCTGAATTGGACGCTATCGTTCAAGAAGTTCAACAATTGAATACAATTATGATTATCGGTGCATTCACTGCCGGTTCTTCTGACACTGTAAACATGTTAGTTGAAGGTAAGGGCGTTGACAACCAATCTAGCGCAGCATTCGCTGGCGTTTCTGGTGTTACAATCTCTGACTTAGCATTCTAAAATTAACGTAAGTTAATAAAAGCCCCTAAAATCTAGGGGCTTTTTTACCGCTATAAATATCTACATGGATACAAAGATTAGATGCTACACACTGTTTGATATTACTCGAACCGGGATTTCAAATCGACGGGCACCTAACAATATTCAACCGGATAGACTCGCAGAGTGGGAAGAAAACCGAAACAGACAGTGCAACTTTGACACGCTGATTCAGGTCATCTCCCTTAGAACACAACCAGAAGACATTACTAACCCTTCACAGGAGATAGTAATGTTCAATGATTGTGATTTTTTCGGATTTCTGTTTGAGCAAGAAGAAGCACAGACAATGTGGACTTTTGATTTCACTGTCAATTACCAGAATGTATATAATGACGGGATTTCTGAGTTAGGCGCGCTGTACACAGACTGTGACGGTGTCCCTATGATTCGTGGTCTAGGTGAGTGGAACAAGTTACCGGACTTTTTGGATACTAGCGTTGAGTTAAGGAACATTTACTTTGAAGTCATCTAAGATAAAAGAACAGCGATTGTTCAAAGCATTTAAGAGTATTCTATCGGATACTGACATTGAGAAGAAAATCGTTTACCAAGAAGCAGGTGTCTATCATTTGTTCGGTAAGTACACGATTGAAAAGACCAGTAATGGATATGTTGCATCGAAGCTAAACTACGATACTACTGAATCCTTCTCTGACTTGAAACACGCAGTATCTTGGGTCACTTTAGACAATTTAAACAGAATCTCCGATGCACAAAGAGTCATTGTATTAGATAGACAGTTAATCGATACAAATGTGCAGGTGCAAGTACATCAACGAATGAGCAAGAATAGTACAGATTTGGATAAGTATGTATTATATAAAACAAAGTTGCAAGAAGACTTAAATAAGAAAGCAAGGATTTTAGCTGAACTTTCGGGGTTTGTAGAGCACACTAAAAATTGGCAATACAAGACTTTCAGAGAAGCCGCTAAATAAAATGAAATTGATAAATACTATATCAGTTCTTTGGGAA